TATTTAAAAATAAATGCTCCGAAGATGCCGCTGCATGTCGTTACCCTTGAACCCTAAAGTTCAGCGGGTCTTTCTCAATTCTAGCAATACATTGCAATATTAAGCAATACCTAGCGATATTAAAAAATCAATATTTTTAATAATTTATATTAAAGCAATACAATGCAATATTACACAATCTTTAGCAATACAAAAATAGTCTATTAATGGTCTATTTTGATAAATACGGTCTATTTTTCAAGTTTAAGTCTATTAAAGGTCTATTTTTGGTGATTAAAAAAGCGGCACTTAGCCGCTTATGCTGTATGTGCCATTTTGTTTTGTTCAATATAAGCCAAAACATCAGACTTCATATAATTTACTTGTCGTTTATGAGGTTTAGAGAATGGAATGCCGCCACCTTCACATCTTTTCTTCTGCAACCACGGTAAGGATACGTGCATAACAATAGCTACTGTTTCAGGTGGAAAAGTTTGATTATCAGCAGCTTCCCAAAATTCCTTCTTAGCAGCCTCTTTTTCTGCATGAGTCATACGATCTAATTTAGTTAAACGTGACATTTATTTCTCCTTACTTTCCGCTTTAGGATTTGCCCACCAAAGTACAGGGCCATCTTCTGAATCAAATGCTGCAATTAAAAAGAGTCCTTGTTCTGGCGGTTCTGGCTTCCAGTTTGGCCAAACTACTGCATCTTCCGGTATATTTGGTATTTCATCGTAATCTAATAGTTGAGTTTCAATTTCAACTCTAAGATTCATTTGAAGTTGTGCCCACTGTTCTCTTGTATAGGCTTCAGCTCCTTCTTCAATGGTGTCAAACAATTCAATATCTGGATGAAACCAATTGAAAAGGTTTTCAGGTGGTTCTATTGGCTGGATCTGATATTTAAAACCCGTCTCACTAGATCCATAAAATAGTTTTGCTTCATCAAAGCTTTTGGTTACAAGAGGGGCAGAGCCTTTCTTGTAGCAAATTACTATTTCATCAAATTTAAAAACACGTTCAGCTGTCTTCAAATCAAAGCATTGGTACATAGGTTCACTAAACCAACTCTCAACATAAAATAGATTTTTAATATGATCTTTGCGGGAACCGTGCCATTTCTGAACTTTGATAACATCATCAAAAATTTCTAAGAAAAAGTTGTTGCCTTCCTTTTCATGCATTTTTCTATAACGCTCAACAGCTCGCTCAGCTATCTCTTTTGAAGCTGCTGGCGTTTGCTTAAAAGGGCTGTAACCTTCAGGTCGCATTGCAACCGCCCATAAAGTTGATTCACTCATCCTTCAGCTCCCGATTCGCTAACACCCAACTTAATGCAACCTTCCTCAGGTAAATCAGCATACCAACAGTAGTATCCTTCACCGTCATAACCATCTTGGAGCCATTTGATGGTCATTTCAGTTTCCATCTGGAATTGATCTTTTTCCCCATCTGGCGCACCAAAATCAAAGGCTTCTTTTAGTTCAGCGCAAGTTAGAGTGACACTAGGGGTGGGAGTATCTGGCACCGTCTCGGCTTTGGCTTTATTCCATAACTGCCAAGCATCATTAGTTACAATATTGAAATAGCCATTCATTGTTTCACTGAATGCTAGGATGTCATTTTTACGAATAGCACTTTCACGTTTAAAAATTTCTGTAGTTTTGAATTGTGATTCAAAAGGGATACGTTCATTACCTGTCATTTAAGCCACCATCTCTGCATATTCTTCTTTAGTCCACTCAACAAACTCTCTATAAAGCTGCTGGGCAGGTTTGTTTAATCGGTTGTGATAGTCGATCGTTATGCGGCGCCAAGCGACTGGTACCGCATAATGCTTGGTTAGAAACATTGCTTGATCCATGCCTTGCCGGACTATTACATAGCCCAGCAATTGCAAGTAGTACATAAAACCAAGCATGTGTTTTTGGCTCACTTTCTTGTACTGATCTTTCATGTTAGAAACCGTCCACTAATAAATAATCAGGGGTAGATTCTTGTTGAGTAGGTGTAGGATTCTCTAATTCATAGCGGCGTTTTCTCACATACCCCATTAGCTTCGGTTGAATCTGCGGATCTCGTGCAGCCACGTCTATTTCCAAAGCATCTAGCGTTGTAAGGTCTGGTGCAGTTTGGATTTGAACCATTAAAGAGGGTGGCTCATTAGCAGATGCCTTTTCTTTTTCTAGCTCTTCAAGACGTTTGTGAGTGGCGAGAAGGATAGGCTTCATTTGTTCGTCATCCCATGTGCGGGTATAACGATAAACCGCATTTACTTCTGCAGGTGTTTTTGACTCTTTTACACGCTGTAGAAGAGTATCTAGGGTTTGCTGATATTCTGGATCTACTTTAGGCTCGTTAGTTTCTGGAATTAATAGATCCTCAGATGTGGTGACATTTGTTTGTTCGGTAATAACAATTGTTGGTTGAATTTCTGCAGAAATAACTTCAATAGACTTTTCTGCTTTTGATTTTTTGCCTCTCTGTTTTTTAGGTTCCTCACCAAGACGAATAACACTTAAATCATTGTTGATTTCAATACCGAGTGCTTTTGAAAAAGCTTTTAATTGAAGCTTGGCATTTTCAGCATCACGCTGAACAAAACCACTATTAATTGCTTCAATGAGTGCAGGAGTTTTAAATCCAACGTTATAAATGGAAGGTAAATATGTGTTGATTACAAAAACATTTTGACCTTCTTCATACTCATCAATAGTTAATGGCTTTGTGAATGTAATGCCAGCCAGCTCAATAGTTTCGATTTTGATGCAGAATTCAAAACCCGGTTTACCAAAAACAGAAGCGGGGAATTGATCTAAGTCAGAAAAGTCCAACATGTCTCCAATAGGGCGACAAAGAACAGTTTTGCCTTTTTGAAGAGCTGCAAATGCTTCAGCTGCAGTTAGTAAATTAGACATAAATAGCTCTCCTTTTAGTGATGTAACGACTGTTGTTGTTGAACTTGCTGAGGATTGTTTTTAGGCGCCCAACCCATCTGATCGGCACGTGCTTGGCATGCTCTATTGATACCCGCCTCATAAGTAGTGCCTTTAAACTTCTTAATTGCAGCATTTAAGATATTAGTGTCAGGTGCATCTTTGATTGCTTTCAATGCATCTTGATATAGTTGATCCTGAGTACGGGGTGGTTTCTGGTTACCACCCTGAGCGGTTGTCTGGTTATTCTGATTTGTATTTTGACCTGCTGGGGTAGAGGCATTTTGCTCTAGATAGGCATAGTCATAGTTGTATAGATATTTACTTCCATCAAAATTTCCGAGGTAAACATCAGCGGCCACGCCAATAGCTTTAAACGCTACACCTAGAGCATCAGTAACGGCCTTTTTATAACCTTCATCAATCGCTACTAATTTTCCTTTTTGAACTTCAACAATTGCTGAACCGCCGTTGCCGAAAAATTCCTCACCCCAAACACCATCAATCTTGGTTTTTACTGCTACTTCAGCAAAAGCCATAATGGTTCCATCTGGCGCAGTTTCAGACCATAAACGTACATGTCTATAAGTCCAGCCATGACCAACAGGACCAAAGGCCTGAGTCATAGCCATTAATCGCCATTGAGGGTTAATATCTGATTTACCTTTTAAATAACCAAACTCAATTTTTTTAAGAAAATTTGTAGGCGTTTGCTTAACTGCATTCCAGATATGTAAGTTGTCTTTTGAGTTTTCAGTTGTCATTTTTCTTATCCTCATCTAGAGCCGGTGAAGCCGCGTTTTTGCTTGTAAGCCTTGCGGTCATAAGTAGGGATATTTGTTTCACGCAGTTTTATAGCGAGCTGCTTTCTGCGCTGAAAATCGATTTCTTGTGTGAGTTCTTTCCAAACTTTTGGATAGTCGGTTTTGAACTTTTTAACGTCCAAAGGCGTCTTAACGGAGTTCTTCACTTTATAAAGAACTGAGCCATTAGCATTAGATGCGTACACTTGCCAGCCAATGCGAACTGAATACAGCCCTTTATCATCACGGCCTAAAAATGACTTGTAGCCGTCGGGGTGTTTTTTGAAATTAGTCATCTTTAAGCCTCCACCAACTTGTTACGTTCGATGAAGCCTTTTAGAAGGTCATTGATGTTGCGGATGTCTTCAAATTCGGTGAAATCGTTATATGACTTACCGTTAACATCAGTAATTTCATTTACTGTGAGTTGAGTAATATCAACAGCGGTAAATTCAGAACCCGGAACGCCGTAACTGTCTGGATGAGCTTCAAAATCAAAGCTAACGTTTAAACGGAAGCTATCTAATTTAATTACAGCAACGCCAGAATGTTTACCTGTGATTTTCGCGGTCAACACACCGTAAGTACTTGGTTGAGTCTTAGGGGTAAATAGAGAAGGGGCTTCTTTTGCTTGGAAAGCTGGCTGCAATTGGCAAGCAACTAAAGAACCACCTGAGATTGCAAGAGCAGCCATGCTGACAAATGCAAAGGAGTTGAAAGGGGTAGCTTTTACGTTCATAATTGATCTCGCAGTTTGCAAAAGCACATCGGACCTGGGGAGGGGCGGTGTGCTTTTTTGATGTCTACGAGATAAATATAAGAAAACTTAGTTTTATTGTCAATAAGAAATCTTATTTTAATTTAAGAAAGCTTACTTTTATGCTTTAATAGACAAAAGAAAACCCAACTATCAAAGGTGATAGAAATGAGTCTAGGCGAAGAAATGTTTGAATGGCGCAAGCAGATGGTTGAGAAACTACTGCTTCAGGAAAGTAATATTGATCAACTAGAAGAAAAAGTTGATCGTGCTGAAAAGATTCTTTTTGGTGATTGCACAGCCGCTTTCAAAATAGAGTGCACGCTTCGGAACGCGTATGCGCTGAAAGCTATTCTTGATGACTTTGCCACCAAGAATAACTGCAAGGTAAGTATAGTAGAGTGTGAGTAATCAGGGTTAGCTCATTCCTGAAATGGGTTTTGATGTGGCTTTAGGCTTTGGCTTAAGTTCTTTTAAAGCTTCTTCTACCGCTTTCAGTGATTCCTGGTAGGTTTTAACCCAAAGATCAGCACTTTTTATATTGATGGTTGAAGGATCAGTATCAGCAATGGTTGCCTTAGTAAGCTCTAACGCTAGAGCTTCTATGATTTCAGTTTTCATATTTTCTCCGATATTAATGGTTATTTAAGATCAATGTTGGCACAAAGTCTTAATCCCATAATATCAGGGAAAATTTGAATATATTAAAAAAGAAAACCCACCGTGGTGGTGGGTAGATTAGATGAATTGGATCGCTTTTTACTTATTGCTCAATACTTTTGCTTTTGCCTCTCTTGATTCTTTGCGATCTTTTAATGTTTTTTCAAGCAAAGAGATTTCTCTTAAGTCAGACCAAGCTAAGAAGAAGCTAAAAATTGAGGTGAGTCCAACAGAAAGTATTAGAGCTAAAAGATGCTTAGCTGAAAGTAAGCCTAATAAATTAAGTATATACATACTAAAAACAAGAATAATAAAAAGCATAGCCACATATAAAGATGACTTACTTCTTATGTCCACAGTTGAAGTCAACCTATCTCGTTCTGACTGATTTAAACCATCAAGCTTTAATGCATCGAGCATACCTTTATAAGCCAAATAAATTTGACTTAAAGGGAGAAGCAGTACAAATGAAAATTGAACCAGATTTATTGTAATATTTAACTCTAAATATTTAAAAATTATTGAAAATATAGCAAACAGACCGACTAACACTAGTGCGATAAATCTAGCATTATTGTAGAAGGGTAAGTAGCGTTTAGCCATATTAGTCACCAAAATTTATATTGGTAGTCATCCAATTATACAATTGAACTTTTAGGCCGTCGTTATAAACTTTATTATTGATTGTTTCAACTGAAATCTTGCCGCTCATTTTTAGATTATCAGCCGTAACCTTGGTCCCATCCTCAAGAGTAATAACATAATCATCATTATGTCGCATGGATGAAGCTACAGTATCAATAACTTTTTGCCCACTTTTTGAGGTTTTGCGGTTGTATGTAAGTGTTAATTTTAACTTTAGGTTTGCGTCATCAAGCCCATCCTCTAGTTTTAAATTTTCTAAATCAACTCCAAAAGCTGACTTAAGCACATCAACCACATTATCTTCAATTTTATAGTCAATTTTCGCAGGTATGCTTGATTCGACAGTATGAACAGGTTGAAGTTCTGTTGACCCAATGCCAGATGAGATTGAAATAGTTTTAGCTGGAGTTGATTCAAGCTTTTGCTTAACAGTGGGATTTGGAGCATCTTTTAATATTAATGCACTATTCTCTGGCAATGCTTTGGCTGCTTCACCCAAAAGCCAGCCCAAATATGACTCCAAGGTTCTAGCGGTAAGTGATCTTGATTGAATGATTGCGACATGGTTATCAATAACACCAAAGTAAAGAACACTATCAATAAACTCTTTTCTTACAACCTCTGTAGCGTCAACGCCATCTTCATCATCTGGCAGATCATCTGTTAAATAGGTTTTAATGGGAAATTCAGTAGCATCATCACTGTCTATCTTTAATACAGCCTGAGCTTTGCCTGACTCAACAATAATCAACTCGCCAAAGAACATGCTTTGGTGTGAACTAGCATGATTAATTAGAATAAAATCATCTTTTGTTGCGGAGACAAATTGTTGACGATTTATGGCTTTATAGTAAAAAGAATCCTTATCCAGCAATTGTGCTTTTAGTAATTGACCTAGATTGGCGCCTTTTAGAAAATCTACTTTTTTGTAGTGTACTGTTTTGTCTTTTACTACTGTTTTACTCATTATTTCCTCCTCCCGAATCGCTCTAAAGTACTGTGTCGGGTTCACAACTTATTAATCTTTGGTGTTGTTAATTTTCTGCCCAAGCTTTCCTTCTTTTACCAACTGCACTACTTGTTCATTTGTAAGGACTGGAATAAAGACTTTATCACCAATGTCCTTTGAGAGGATCTTCACTTCTTCGGCTGTTAGCACCAAAGCTTCACCATGTTTCGCAGCATCATTGATGCGAGCAATAATCTGGTTGATTGGTCGTTTTGAATTGTCCATAAGTCTTCCTGTGATTAATGCGAATAAGGATGTTCTTGTCTGTGCTGACTTGGCGGCACGATATCTGTAATAGCGGTAATACTTTCAACTTCGTCCATTTCAAAGAAAAATCGCTCACCACCATTCACAGAAAGCAAACTTAAAACCCCACCATTGATGCCGACAAATTCTTTAATTGTGCATCTTCCATCCTTCAAGCACACCTGAACAAACTCATTCGGCACAAGCTCTGCATCAGGGTCGCATACAACATACCAGCCATTACGAATTGCTGGAAACATTGAGTCGCCAGTGCCTTTAATGCCATAGGCTCTTGGTCCTGCTGAGTGAGTTGGAACATACCCATCTCCAGCATTGCCTTCATAACCCATATCTGTGAAATAGCCATCCATGCCCATCTTGGAGTAAGCCTTAACAGGAACATATCTTTTTTGGGTGGGGAATGATTTAACAGGTGTTTCAAGAAATTTAACAGCATCTTCGCTATCGGGAATATTGTATTTTTTCTTAAAAGCTTCGATATCCAGAACTTTCAATTGTGTAACAGTGCTATCCAACTTAGGGCCGCTTTCATCTCCATTAGTTATATATGAAGTCGACACTCCGAAATAAGCGGCCATTTTGCTTAATGGGTCTGCTTTAGGAGCATAAGCATCTTTCTCCCAACCAGTGACATTGGGCGCACTAACTCCGGCGATTTTTGCCAACTCGCCTTGGGTTAATTTCTTTTCTCTTCGTAAGGCGCGAATACGCTGACCCATAGTTTCTAGATTCTTCATATAAGTTATCTTACATCTTGCAAAAATAAGTTATCTTTGTTTTAATACTAAGAAATCTTATTTTTGAGGTTGCACAAATGACCAAACAGGAAGCTTATGAGTTGCTTGGTGTCAATGGTGTTGGCTTAGCAAAGTTATTAGGAATTGAGCCACCTGCTGTTTACCAGTGGCCAAATGAAAAGATTCCTTTAGCTCGCGAATACCAAATCAGAGATTTGGCAAATGGCAAAGAACCAATCAAACGAACTACTTCAAATGCTTAGGACCTAACCATGAGCAAATTATCAGTTGATATATCTGCAAGCGCCAGAAATGGCGTATCCCGCATATTGCATGGTCTTGATATAAGCAATCAAAAAGAGATTGCTGAACAATTAAAAGTTGATCCAAGCACTATTACTCGGCTTAAAACGGATAAGAAAAACAATGGCTTGAATGAAATTGAAATGTTTTGCGAGCTATTGAGTTTACTTGGTTTAAAAGTCGTTCCTAAAGATTATCAGAGCATTGATAAAGAACGTGTTGCTGCACTTTTAGTTATGTCTAAAAGCTGGATGAACCGTATAGAAACGGTGGATGACTTATTTCATGACGAAATCAGTGGTCAAAAAGAAAAGCTTGGATATTAAAAAACCACTACCTGCTGTAACAGGAGTGGTTAGGCATTCAATTGAGGTGGATCAAATGAACACAAACAATTTATCAGAACAACCAATCGAACTCAACTCACCAGATTTTTTAATAGGTGACGTTGTAGTGCTTACTAAAGAGTGCCGTACTTTCAAATCAAATGATTTGTTTGAAGTTAAAAACAAAACTTTGACTAGTTTATGGACCATCAAATCAGAGAATCATTTGATTCTAGTTTCTTCAAAAGAAATCCGCACAGCAACAGTTGCTGAACTTAACGCCAAACGCCGACTAACAAGCGCTGAGCAAGCATTAGCGGAGGTGTCATGAACAGCTTTACACAGCAAATCAAAGATTCTCGTCAGCAAAGTGAAATCCAATCTTTTTACGAGCCTGCATTGCGAGTGCTTGGGCACCTATTTGAGGTGAAAAAGCAAAATTTACGTAACAAAGGTTATGACGAAAATAATGCGGCGGTAACCAAAGTTGAATTTTCAGAGGCTATGGCTCGTCAATTTCGCATAACGCAGTGGTTAGCACAACAGATTGTAACCAGCTTAACCAAAGCGTGTTTGGTTGATTCGTTTGGTGGCTATGTTAAGCCAAAGGATGGTGAAAAGTGAGATATGCAGCAAAAAGAAAACAGGATATTTCCGTTTCTACCACACCGCTTGAGGTGGTAATTCCACTGGAACAACCAGTAAAGATCTATTCGGCTAAAGAATTAGCAGCTATGCCACTTTCAGTTATGAATGCCGCAATTGAGGCTCAGGAAAGATTTTATCAACTTGAAGAATTAACCCATATGGGGGGGCAGGCTATAGCAGTTCGCCGTCTCATGGAGGATGGGCACAAACTAATTCAGGTGAAAGAAAAGTCTCGTATTCGCTACAAAATCAACAACGAATTTATTCCTCCAAGAATTATTCGTCAGTTGGAAATGCGCGGATTAGTGAAGCTTGGAAGGGGTAAGTAATGACTATTATCGCCTCTTCAAAGCCCCTTCGAACACCCTTTAAAGGAGATAAATAACCATGCGTGACTATGGGAAAGTCTCACCACATTTCTGGACGGGAACTACGGGCAAAAAGCTTCGTCAAACACATGAAGGCTTAATTGTCGCTATGTATTTAATGACAAGCCCTCACGCGAACATGCTTGGCTTGTATTACATGCCCCTTTTATATGTTGCTCATGAAACTGGATTGGGCTTTGAAGGGGCTTCTAAGGGGCTTCAAAGAGCCTGTGAAGCGGGGTTTTGTAGCTATGACGAAGCCACGGAGACAGTCTGGGTGCACGAGATGGCACGTTTTCAAGTAGCTGAGTCATTAAAGCCAGCCGATAACCGCTGTAAGAACGTGCAAAAAGAGTATGATTCATTGCCGTCAAGCCCTTATTTATCAAGCTTTTTCGATAAATATGCACAAGCATTTTGTATGACTCAAAAGCGTGGCGAAAACGCCAAAATAGATAGCCCCTTACAAGCCCCTTCAAAGCCCCTTCGAAGCCAGGAACAGGAACAGGAGCAGGAGCAGGAACAAGAAAATACTCACACACAAAACGCGGTTGAAAATTTTTCAGCGGCCGAGGAGTCTTGGAAACCAAATCGTGAACTATTGCTGAATGTTCTTAGGACTTCACAAGTGAGTACACAAGCAGAGCAGGTTTTAAAAATGCCAAATTATGAATTTCATCTTGGCAACTTCAATGCTCACTGGGAAAACAAAATTGATCTCACGGAAAACCAACGAACTCGAAAGTTTGCAACTTGGTTAATTCAGGAATTCACAAAGTCGATAAGACCTAAAAAACAAAACTCACCAATGAAAACTGCACCAGCAAGAGACGTAAACAGTGCTTGGGGTGATGCAAAACAGTATGCACCAGCCACAGATGATATCGATGTAGGGGAGATGCTATGAATGCATTGAGCAAACAATTCAAAACTGAGCTGGTACAAACTAATCAGTTTTGCCCTAAACACAATGAGTTAATGGTTTTACTAATTGGTCGTCCAGTTTGCCAAACATGTGCAAATGAAGCGTATGTGAAATCACAAATTGAACACGCACACCAAGTCAACCTTATGGTACGCGAGAAACATTTTGCCGGAGCAAAACTCCCTGAGCGCCACAAGGAAAGCGGATTTAAAAATTATGTGGTGAGTATTGATCCGCAGAAAGAAGCTAAAGCTGCTTGCCATAAATTTGTTCAAGATTTTAATTCAGGGAAGAAGCGCAATCTGATTATGGTTGGGCGTACAGGAACAGGCAAAACCCATCTTGCATGTGCTATTGCTCGTAACGTTTTAGACAAGCGGAGTTATGTTCGTTACGTCACCTCAGAAGACATGGCAAATGAAATTGCCACTGCATGGACAAAGCCCGATGACAATGAAGCAAATGCAATATTTCGCTTCACGGACTGTGATTTATTGATATTGGATGAATACGGTTTGCACGACCAACACGAGAGTCGATTGCAGCTCGTTCATAAAGTTTTATATGCACGTTATGACGGAAAAAAGCCGACAGTTTTAATTTCAAACATGACGCTTGAATCTACAGAAAAGGCGCAAGGTTTGAAGGAAAACTTAGGGGACCGTTTATGGTCTCGGTTTCAACATGATGGTTTGACAGTAGTTGAGTGTGACTGGGATGACTTGCGTTTTGGTGGGGCAGGATCATGACTAAATTCGAGATTTTAAGCTGTGGCTTACTCATTTCGTGTGTAACAGCAGTACTTTGCGGTGCGGTGGTTTTGTGGTGGTTGGCGCGTAAAGAGCTAGATGAGAAAGGAGCCAGCCATGAAAGCAACTAAATTGATTAGAGATAAAGGACTGCAATACGCGAAGGAAATCGTAGATTCAGCACCCGATAACGCAACTGAATGGAACGAGGGTTATGAGTTCCAATGTGGTCAAAGTGTAGAAATCAGCCCAGCAGATCGTGAGAAGTATTTTGTAGATTTGGTTGAGCTTAAACGTCTGGTGGAGTCTTTGAAAATCATCAACGATTTAGGTGGAGTTGAGAAGCTAACGCCTGCATTCATTACGACAGATAAGCATGTTGGTTACACGCATGTTCGCATGGTGGGAAATGGGAGATTGAGCTTTCTTGATGATTTTTGCGACTTCATTCCAGATGGTTCCATTTCAATTAAGCGTGTGATGACTGCTATCCGCGACCACGAATCAATATACGGAGGCGGTGAATCTCATGCCAACTAGATATAACACAGGCGAGTATAGCTACGATCTTGAATATCACTATGGAGATATGTCAGCAAGCATGGAGATGCTTAGAGCACGTTTAATTGAATTGTTGACTCCTCATCTGTCTGGCCGTTATGTGAAATGGAGAGAAGCATATTTCAAATGGTTTACAAAGTGCGGCGGGGATTCGGGGTGGATGTTTTGTGTAGGTCCACACGAATTTCATATTGATGGGGCGTTAAGGCGCTATTACTCAGGTTCTATTGATATTACCTACAACCAGAAAGATCGATATTTCTTGGTGGGTGAGAAAAAGAAAGTCAAATGTAAGGCTTGTAAGGGGTTTGGCTTCATTCGAGATGATGGGTGGGGGCATATAGATAAATGTGAAATGTGTGATGCAGAAAAAGGAGCCAGCCATGAGTGAGTTTGAGGGTAAATCTGGAAAGTGGGCTTGGGAGATTCAAAAAGAACAACAAGCGAAAGTGGAGGAGCTGCAAAAGCGTTTAGATGGGGCATTAAAAGAGACTCAATATGCTTTGCAGTATGTTGAAGAAGACATGCGCGGCAATCATGAATTTCTACAAATGGCAATGATTCGAACCCTTAAAGCTATAGAGCAAGTGCTCAAAGGTGGTGCTTGATGTCATCAGTCAGCATTGCTGAATACCGCAAGTTATTTCCCATAAAGAAAAATAAAAAGCGGCGTTCAGCAAAGCAAGTTGCTAGACAACCAAGTGTGGGTGAAATGGTACTGGCAACGCATTTAAGAGCGTGCAAGATTGGTTTTGAACAGGAATATAAATTCCATCCAACACGTAAATGGAGAGCAGATTTTTTAATAACGGGTACAAAGATTTTGATTGAGGTAGAAGGTGGTATCTGGAGCGGAGGCCGTCATACAAGAGGTAAGGGCTACATAGGGGATATGGAGAAATACAACTCCGCAGCAATGATGGGTTTTACAGTTTTACGGTTCAGTACTGAGCAAGTTAAGTCCGGTATGGCATTAAAGCAAATTGAATTATTAATTAAGGGTAAATAGGAAGGCGATTATGCTAGTTGAAAAGTTTGATTTTATTGAGTTACTTCGCCTTGCTATTGCTCAAAGCGAAGGTAAAGGAAAAATTACTAAGCATGTTGTTTTGGGAGAAATTGCCTTATTGCCTGCAGGTGCAAAAAAATGGGCAGAATTACTGCTTGAACGTGTTGATTTTGAGCGCATTGCAGAAATCACAGAAACAAAGAAAATTTATGAGACCAGGATAATTAATGGTAAGGAATCAAAAAAGCGTATTGGTGAAATACCGGGTAAAGTTGAAATAAAAAAAGGGGAGATTAACTCAGCTGATTTTTTCCGCGTTAGAAACGTACTGGCGGGGAAGATCCATCGTGAAATGATCAAAAAAAACTTTAAGCCAAATAATTGTCAGGGCGATTTATCAAATGTGGCCAAAGGTATTGCTGAGGTTGTTTTGCGTGGGCGATTATTTACAAAGGCAATGTGTGGCCATTGCCAGGGATTAGGCAAATTGGAGTTATTCAATGAAAAGGGATATCCAAACGGCTCTAAATTTTGTGATAAATGTGGTGGTACGGGGAAACGCCCTTATACATTGCATGAAAAAATCACGATCGCAAAATTAAAAGTATCTAAATCTGGATATTCTGAGCGCTATGAACCATACGAGTTAATTGCTGAAGCATGTATAGAGAATTGGGAAAACAGTATTAGAACAAGCTTGGCTAGATCGTTTCATTTTGAATCAGAAGAAATCACCCTTGCTTGACATAAACAGAACGGTTGAGTATAAGTATTTCTAAAATGGGCGCTTTATACATGGATCGCCAGAAAAATTTAATAGAAGCTCACTAATTTTAGTGGGCTTTTTGTGTATCTAGAGCATTGAAAATGGAAAACACCTGGCATGCTGACCAAGAAAAACCAGAATTACGGCCAGATGAAAAACCTTTGAATTGCCCATTTTGTGGATCTGATTCAATTTGTACGGATTCTTCACATTATGGAAAACCAGATGAAGACGGCTCTATAGCGTGGGATGCTTTCACATGGTGTCATGATTGTGGATCAAAAGGCCCTAGTGCTTGGGCGATGATCGCTTGGGATGAAAATTTTCATTACGACACTGTTTATGAAGAAAGATCAATTGTTAATTATGCTATTCGCCAGTGGAATACACGCAAATAAGATTTTTAATCTCGTGAGGGGTGTTTTATAAGCACACCTCTCTTTTAGCCGGACGGATTACGGCGCAAACGGCCCCGCTACATACTAGTTATTGGCGGGGCTTTATATTTTTACAATTTCGAAATATATTATTTTTTTTAATTTTGGAAAAGAATAATGACAGTAGAAAATAGAATTGAAGAGGCTAGAAGGAACTATAGCGAAAAATATGGTACTGAACCTGAATTTGTTTTAATAGAAGCAGATGCGGCCTCATTCATTCATGGTAAACGTTTTAATGGTGGGGATATGGCTAATAAAGATTATACTTTAAAAGCTGTAAATCAACTCAGTGGTTGTATACCTATTTTAGTTCCCAAATATGGTCATGAATTTAAGTTATTTGAAGAAAAAGATCTTCTTCAAGCAATAGAGCAATTTAATCAAGGTAATATTGAAAATAGATGTGTAAAGATTAAAAAAGAAGTACCTACAGCTTGGCTTGATTCTCCCCTAAAAAGATCAATAGCTAATTATAGGCTTGAAGTTGTTGAGATTCCTGTTTCATATGTAGATGCTTTTATGACGTATAAGGAATCGAAGTCTAGTTAATTATAAGCCTCCGAAAAGGAGGTTTTTTTATTTCTGGAGTAATTATGAAAAACGAAGTTGGCTTTCATGTTCCTGTTCGTCCAATGCCTCCAGAATGGCTTTTTGAAATGGATACACCAAACTTTGCACCAGCTCCAGAAATATGGGAATGGATTAAACAAGTATTTCTAGATCCAAAATCGAAATTATTTAATCCTGATCACATGCACTTACGTTCATTTCGATATCCCGATATTGCTGTGATGTGGGCTAGATCTGGCTTTAAAAAGCAGGGACGTCAGGTTATCGGTACTACTGAAAAAGTCATGATCAATGCTGGTGGTTGGAAGAAAGAACGACAAGAAGAACAATACATCCAGTGGTTCAATTATTTACCTGAATACTTAATTACTTTTGATGCTTCATATTCACGTATAGCAAGTGATGTGAACTTTTGTGCTTTGGTTGAACACGAGCTTTATCACATTGCACATAAGAAGGACCAATACGGAACACCAGCATATAACAGAGAAACTGGTATGCCTAAGTTAGCTATTCAAGGTCACGATGTTGAAGAATTTACAGGTGTTGTTCGCCGATATGGAGCAACTGAGGATGTTAAACGAATGGTCGAAGCAGCTAATAAAAGGCCTCAGCTCACACGTGCTGATGTTCATTACGCTTGTGGCACTTGTAACTTAAAGGTGGTTTAAATTTTTTTTGCCACTCTACTTGGACGTACTTGGACGGATAGAGATAAATGGCAAGGCTTAATAAACGGGTGAAACTCTATATAGTACGGTCACTTGCTACCTATGAGACACCTAGTGAAACAGCAAGAGGCGTCCAAGAAGAATTTGGTATCACCGTAACCAAACAGCAATGTGAAGCATACGACCCAACAAAGAAAACAGGGCAGGACTTAAGCGAAGAATTTAAAACTGAGTTCTACAGAGTGCGCAAGGAAATGAACGACAACCTTAGCGCAATCCCAATCGCAAATATTGCCTACCGCCTCAAGCGTCTACAACGGTTCATCGATCATGAACAATTCAAAGAAAACCCAGTCATTGTGCCGAGCCTTTTAGAGCAGGCAGCTAAAGAGGTTGGTGGACTTTATACCAATCGAAAAGAAATTACAGGCAAAGACGGCGGTCCAGTCCAAACAGTTAATTCAGAAATTCCAGTTCCAATGGAAGATTACTTAAAAGCGCGGAGGGAAGTCTTAGATGAGTACTGATGCGGCTCGGGATAAAGCCATCCGGATCGAGGCGCAAGAAGATTTATATTTCTTCACAAGGTACATGTTTAAGGAGCGCCGTGGTTATAAATGGATGCAGAACTGGCACCACTTAGAAATCTGCGAAGCTTTAATGAAAGTTTATCGCGGAGAGATAAAGCGGTTAATTATTAACGTTCCACCACGATATTCTAAAACTGAAATTGCTGTAATTAATTTCATGGCTTGGTGTTTTGGTAAGAATCCAGACTGTGAGTTTATTCATATCAGTTACTCGGCAATGCTTGCCGCAAACAATGCCTTCCAAATACGAACTCTTGTGCAAGAAGAGGCGTATAGGAAAGTCTTTCCTGAGCTTACATTGCGTGATGATAGTAAGGCTAAAGACTTCTGGAGAACTTCTCAAGGCGGGGTCTGCTATGCAACTGGTACAGGCGGTACGATTACCGGTTTTGGTGCGGGAAAACTTCGTAAAGGCTTTGGTGGCTGCATTATTATTGATGACCCACATAAAGCACATGAAGCTTCATCAAAAACTATTCGAGAAGGGGTAATTGATTGGTTCCAAAACACCCTTGAGTCGCGTACTAACTCACCAGATACACCGATTATCGTCATCATGCAGCGTCTACATGAAGATGATTTGGCTGGATGGTTGCTAGGTGATAGAAAAGACGGCGTTCCTGTAGCTGGTGGTAATGGTGAAGTGTGGGAGCATCTATGTCTTTCTGCTATTCAGGAAGACGGTTCGGCACTATGGCCAGCAAAACACAATATTCAAAAATTGAGGCAAATGGAGCAAGCTGCGCCGTATGTTTTTGCCGGGCAATATCGACAAATGCCATCACCGCCAGCAGGCGGTTTTTTTAAGCCCGACAATATTCAAATTGTTGATGCTTTGCCTGCAGATGTATTGAAACAAGTTAGGGCTTGGGACTTCGGGGCAACCGAAAATGAAGGCGACTTTACAGTAGGTGTGCGAGAAGCTCTAGGCGCAGATGGTTTTACTTACATTGTCGATGTTACAAGAGGACAGCTTGGTCCAGACAATGTGAATAAGCGTTTAGAACAAACAGCAAAAATAGATGGGAAAAAAGTTTCTGTGCGTCTACCACAAGATCCTGGTCAAGCTGGTAAATCGCAAGCTAGTTCATTTGTGAAGCTTCTTGCGGGTTATAGCGTGATAGCTAAGCCAATTTCAGGTGACAAGCTTACACGGGCACAACCCTTTGCGGCCCAAGTTAACGTAGGAAATGTACGAATGCTCAAAGGTGAATGGAATAAGGACTTTATTGATGAGCTTCGTCACTTTCCTAACGGTACACATGATGACCAAGTGGATGCAGCCTCTGATGCGTTTAATGAATTACATGAAGGTTTTGAAGC